GATCGCCCGCGCGAGCGCATTGTCAATCATCCGCCCCGCGCGTCCTGCCCCTGATATGAGTGGCCCTTCGAGCTCGCCCCGCATCGAGGCGACGTCGCGCGCAAATCCCGCGGTGTCCGCACGCACGCTGACCACCAGCCGCTCAATTTCCTCGTCCATGACTAGCTTCTTTTCTCGTCGGGAAAGCGTCGCCGGAGCGCTTCGATCGTTGTCAGGTCCGGTCCTTCGGCGGCAGCCTCGGGAGCCTGCAGCGCCAGGGTCAGCTCCGCCGGCGTCGCATTCCAGAAATCGTCCGGGCGCCAGCCGAGCAGCATCGCAACCGCGCTACTGAGCTGCGCCGCGCTTTCGCCGAACCGCTCCATCAGCGTCCCTGCAAAATCTGCGTCAACACCAGCTTCAGCGTCGGTGTCACGCCCGCCAGGCCCTTTTCGACGACCGCGTCACCGATCCGCTCGCGTGTGATCGCCTTCGGCCGTCCGCGCGAAAGGTGGTCGAAGAGTGCAACAATCTGCTGCAGCTTGAGCGAACCCTCCGCAGCCCGTTCGACGATCTCGAAGAGTGATCCCAGCTCTTCCTCGGCGGCGACAAGCGCCCCGAACGTGGGACGCAGCAACAAGTGCTCGCCGCCAACGTCGAGGCTCGCTTCGCCCCGATATGCGTTCGCCCGAATGAGATTAGCGCTCACAGCCCGACCACTTCGCCCGAGCTCTCGAGCGCGAGCGTGTAGTTGCGCTCGCCGTTGAAATCGCCCGCATATTCGAGCCGCGTGACCAGGAACTTGCCGCGCATCCGGTCGCCGCTCTCGAAGCTCAGCTCATAATCCTCAAGCGCGCCTGAAAGTGCGAGTCCCTTCACCTGAGCTTCCGCCGCGCTCCCGGTGAAAATCCCGCTCGCCGCGACTGACACCGAGCGCACGCCGGCGCCCGACAGGAGCTCGCGCCAGCCGCCGCTGCCCTTGTTGGTGATCGCAACCGCGTCACCGTTGATCGACAACTGCGTGGTCTTGAGCCCCGCCACCGTTGAATAGGCAGGCGTCACCGACCCGTCGCCGATCTTAAGCAAAAACGCACTCCCGCGTTCCGCCGCCATTCTCTTCTCCTTTTCAGTTACACCCTCCCTCCTTCAGCGTGGGAGGGTCGACTCGTGCGCAGCACGAGCGGGGAGAGGGGCCGATCAGGCCGCCAGCATCCGCGCCCTAAAATCGATCGCCGCGGCCCACGGCCCGGCCACATCGCGAACAACCCGCCGCCGCGCCAACCGCATGGTCACCAGCTGCCACGCGTCGAGCGCCGTCAGCGCCTGCAGGTTCGCTTCGACCTGGTCGGCGAGCTGATGCAGCCGCACCGGCTGGTCGTCCCACAAGGTAATCGCGACAAGGACCTCGCGCCCAACACCGCTCTTGTGGCTCCAATCGCTCTCGGTGGTCGCATCAAGTGCCACGTAAGGATAAGGGGCGCGCGCCGGCGGGCCGTCAAACACGCCGTTGAGGCCGTCCACACCGCTTAAAACAGCCGCAATCGCGGTCTGAAGTGCTCCACCAGCGCTCATTTCAAATCTCCGCCGAGGAATCGCAGCTTCGGATCGAGCAGCCACCGCTTGATCAGACCGCGTCCGCGCACGAGCACGCGCGCCTCTTCAACCTCAACGGCGGCGCTGCCGAACATCGCGCGCAAATGCTGCGCGACCGAATCCACCTTCCGCCGCTGCCGTACCCGCGCGACGGCGTCACCGCGCTTCAGCAGATCCTTCATCATCCCCGCACCTCTTCACACCGCATAACGATGCGGTCCTTCGCGCGCGGATCGTCGAGCAATTGGCGGACCATGATCGTTCGCCCGCTCCAGCGGATCCGCTGATCGATCGCGATCCCATCACGCCGACGGATCGTAATACGATACTTCGGCATGGCACTCAGCGCCTGCGCTTCGCTCTCCGGCCCGACCGTTTCGAGCGCGACCCCCGCAAGGCAGCGGCAAACCTCCTCCCACCCGGGCTCCTGCAAGCCCATTGCGTTGCGCAGCGAGACGGGCCGCTCGATCACGAGGCGCTCGCGCAGTGTGCCCGTAAATTCAGTCATGCGAGCCGCGTCCTGCGATAGGGGCGCCAAAGCGCGGTCACCGCCGCAGGCGGCTCGCCGCCGTCTCCATCGCGGGACGTGAACAGATGGGCGACGAGCCGCAACACTCCCTGGCGAATGGGCTCAGGGACTCCGTTCTCGTCGTCCGCAATCCCGGCCCGCCCGCTGACTCGAATTCGCGAACCGCTCGCTTGGGCCAGCCGCACCCAGCCGTCGCCGGCAAAGTCAATGTCCACCGTATAATTGTCGCTCGGAACCGCGGTCGCGACATCGGCCAAGTCCACTGACTGCACGCCCGTGATCGACCTCACCGGCGTGATCGGCAGCCGCTCCCACGCCCCGCTCGACGGCAGATCGACGGCGAAGTCGCGGGCGATGACAATCTGGTTGATGAAGGCTTCGCAGAGGCCACTCGCCGTGCGGATGAGTCCAGCGAGTACCGCTTCCTCTTCTCCAGTCTCGATCCGCACATAGGCCTGCGCCTCGCTCAGCGTGACGATCGGTTCCGCCAACCCGCTCATCAGCGCAGCTCCACGCGCAGCACGATCGACCGTTCGTCGACGCGGCCCAATTGGGACGTCACGCGATTGACAAGCCGGTACAGCCGCCCTGAAACCCCGCCGCCGGCCTGCACCGTTGAACGTCGATCGCCAAACGTGCTGCTGACGATCGCCACTCCGTCCGTTTCGTCCGGGGTTACCGACCAGGCGCTCGCGACCAGGATGTCATCCTCGTCGAGATACTCGGCGCCCCAATCGATTGCGTAGTCGAGGACCGCCGCCGGATCCTTGAGAAGAAGCGTCATTGTCGTCCTTTTGCTTGCGCGTCAGCGCGGCTCCGGCTGCGCGACCGGATCTGCGGTTGCGACGATGGTCCGCTTGGGTGGTGGGTTCTTGACGTTCGAGTTCGAACCCGACTGCGCCGCGATCGGCGCTTCGCTAATGGTCAGCGCGCCGATACTCATGCGGCCACCGCCTTCTTGACCGAGAAGTTGAACACCAGGGCCTCGGAAAGCGAGCTGCCCGAGATGTTCCTGACCCAGATGACGAACGAGCCGGCGCTGACCTTGTCGACCTGATAGTTGTAGGTACCCGCCGCTGCGTTGCCGGAGGCAAGGCACAGGTCGATGGTGTCGGTGGCCGCGACCTGGCTGTTGGTCACAGCGAACGACACACCGGCGTTCGCGGCCAGGGCTGCGGCATTCATCGTGATCTGTCCGCAGAGCTTGTTGAGAGTGACGCCTGTGCTCTTCGATGTGGCCTGCGCGACCGTTCCACCCGCGCCCGTGGTGTAACCGATCCCGCCGCCCGAGCTGGTGATCCCGGCGACCGACGTGAGGCCGGTCGAACTGATGACGACAGTATCGGTTCCGTTGATCCTGAACTTGTGCGACCACCCGGAATTGCTGACGTTATGGATGTTGCCGAAGCCGTAATAAAAACCGAGCGAGCCGATGGTCGTCCCTCCCGGCCATCTGACTCCTTGGACCTGCGCAAATGAGTTGGCTGTGCTCAGGCTGACGACATTGTCGCTGCTGCCACTCTGCGGGCCGATGTTGTGCCCAGAGCCGTAGACCGACAGGCCGCCATCGGCCTTGAGTCCCCCGCCGTGCGAATAAATGTCAGGCCCTCCGATGAGGACCGACACGCCTTTGACCTGATTGGACATTGAGCTGCCCATGACCAGCGCCGGATAGTCGATCTGCGCCGGCGGCTGATCGCCCTCGCTATAGCAGCCGCAGAAAACGGTCCCGGCGTTGCCCTCGCCGTCGGCGCGATAGCTGCCGCCGTCGCGGTAGCTGGCGCCCGAAACCCAGGCGTTGATGTTGAAGGCCGGGTTGGTTCCGCCCGCACCGAGATAATACCACCAAACATTGTCGGCGGTCGTTCCGGAGGGGGCATTCGTCGATGCGCCCGCCTCCTGGTTTTTCTTCACGCAATAGCGGTTTCCCGAAAAGGTGACCGTGGTCGGAATGGATCCGGTGATCCATCCGCCCGTGGCGGTGTGGCAACCGACGTAGGTGTTGCCGAGGAACGAGCTGTCGCAGACGTTCCAGCGGCGGTTGGCGTAGGCGTTGAGGCCGATGACGGTCCAGATGTTCGTGTCGGCGCCGTCGACGAACAGCCCATTGCGGCACGAAGCGACCGAGCAATTTGTAATTCGGACGTTGTTGGCGTTGCCCTCGTACGCAGCCCCGGAGCCCGCCGTCGCATTTGCGTAGATGCCGTCTCCCGCGAAGTTCTGAATGTGGCAGCCTTCGAGACAGAATTGAGCCTTGGCATGAATGCCGTGATACTCGCCCTCCGTCCCCGAATAGTCGCCGAACAAAGCGAGCCCTCGGATGCTCGTCCCATCGCCGCCGAAGTGCGTGCTGACGTTGTCGACTAAAGCAACATCGGCAGTGTCGTAACGCTGGATGCGAATGCCGGTCGTATCCGCCGCCCAAGTGAGCCTGGTGGCATTGCCCGCACCGCCGAACACCCCCTCGCCCTCAATGACAAGGGTGTGCGTGATGTCGAGCGTGGTCGTGCCGAGATAGTAGTTCCCGGCGGGAATGTAGAGCGTCGGCGAAGCCTGGTGGTAGGGCCCGTTGACGAGCGCCGCGCCGATTCGTTTGAGCACCGCAATGGCGGCGGCAAAGGCCGCACCGTCGTTGCTGGCGCCATCACCTCTCGCTCCGAACCATTTGACACTGACCGCGCCCGAGAATTTGCGGACCCACGCTCCCGACGCTCCGGTCGGATCCGATGCGGGCGCCACGTAGATGCCCTGCCCGCTATCTACCCCGACATTTGCCGCCTGGTTGGAGCCGTCCCAGACGAACAATCCTTCGCGCCCGTTCTCGCGCAGATAGGTGGTCGACGTAGCGGAATAAGCCGCAAGCGCCACCCGGTCTGCAATCGTCACGGGAAAGCGCGAGACCGGCTCGAGCGCCGCGCTCCCGATCCCGAGGTTCGAGCGCGCACTGCTCGCGCTCGCAACGTCCGCGAGGTTGTTCGCAGCCATTAGGGCGCCCGCCGGTTGGCGCGAGTCCACATAAGCTTTGACGGCCTTCTGCGTCGGCACCTTCGTATCGCTGTTCCCCGACAGCGTCGCGTCCGCGTCGCTGTCGAGCATGCTCGCCTGACCCAGGCCGAGCGTGCCCCGCGCCAGAGCAGCGCTCGATGCGCTGGCGAGCGCTTGGCCGAACGGGCTCACTGCGGCCATCAGTTGCTGCGCCGCCTGGTACCATTCCGCCGCCGCGATCAGCGCGACCGACTTGGTGCCGTTGGTGAAGTTCGTCTTCGCACCGCCGATCGGATCGCGGCTGATCTGTCCGCCGGCGAGCAACGTGCCGCGGCCGACTTCGCGCTCCTGCGGCTTGTCGATGCCGATCGCCGAATAATAGAAGCCGTCGCCGACCTGGCACGCCGCCGTGAAGCTCGTGTAGCCGCTGACCGCCGGCCCAAGAGTGAAATTGCCGGTGCCGGTCGTCGTCGTCGTGTTGCGCACGAGATCGACGAACTTCGGCTGAAAGGGGTCCGCCATTGCGGCTCCTTCAAACTAGCCTCTCTCGCGGCTGCGCGAGACGGAGGGACCCGC